TTTCGGCACCCATAATTGTTCTTGCGTGGGGGGTCTTTTCAGATAATCCAGCGGCTATGGAAAAAGTAAAAATTTTCTTTGAGCATTTTGCGTCTCTACCTACATGGTTTTCTACGTTATGGATCCTTGTAGTTGGATCAATTTTTGGTATAAAGGGTACACAAATATTTAAAAACGGCGGTAAAAAATAATGAGCAAAAAATCTAGAAGACGAAATAAAAAAATTCTTGGAGCATTAGGTGCTTTAGGTGCACTTACAATGTTAGGTAACAGAAAACCAAAACAATCTTCGGTATCTGCAGACAGTGGCCGTGGAAGCGGTTTAAGACCTACTGTTGATGACATAGCCGTTAAAGAAAAGGTTGTTGTTATTCCTAAAAAGAAACCTGTGAAAAGAGGTTCTATTCTTGCTAATCCTGTAATAAATAAAATGGATTTATCTGAAGTAGATTTAGATTATACGGCACCCGACATGTCTCAATATAGAAACATGGATATGGGTTTAGAAGGCTACTACAAAAAAGGTGGTCGTGTAGGCTGCGGTAAAGCAAAACGTGGGTTCGGAAGAGCTCTTAAAAAAGGGAGAAAATAATATGTCAAATAGAAACTATAATACACAAACAAACCCCAACAGACAAAAGTTAATGAATGGTGGGAGAGCTAAAAAAAACATGGGTGGTTCTATGAATCCATCTATAGCTAGACAAGATATGGCTTCTGGTTACTATCCTTCAGACATGGGTATGTCTGGTGGAGCTATGTACAAAAAAGGTGGCCGAGTTAAAAAAAAGAAAAGTAAATTTCCAGATCATTCAGGTGATGGTAAAATTACTAAAAAAGATATTTTAATGGCTAAAGGCGTTATTCCTAAAAAGAAAATGAAAAAGAAAAATGCTTAAAAAACTTATTGAAAAACTTTTTGGTAAAAGATGTGCATGCAATGTTAAAGCTGCATGTGATCATGCTAATAATGTGTCTAAAAAAGTTAAATACTGTTTAGATTGTAAGTTAATAATAAACGAAAACTAAAAGGACAATACAATGGCAAAACGTGGTCTATACGCAAACATTCACGCTAAAAAAAAGAGAATCGCCGCTGGTTCAGGTGAGAAGATGAGAAAACCTGGAACTAAAGGTGCACCAACTGCTGCTAATTTTAAAAGAGCAGCTAAGACAGCTAAGAAACCTAAAAAGAAAAAATAATGGCTAGCGCAGCTTGGACAAGAAAAGCAGGTAAGTCACCTTCCGGTGGACTTAATGCTAAAGGTCGTGCCAGTTATAAAAAAGGTACACTTAAAGCACCTACAAAATCTAAAACAAGTTCACGTCGTAAATCATTTTGTGCACGTATGGGCGGAATGAAAAAGAAGTTAACTTCTGCTAAAACTGCAAGAGATCCAAATTCAAGAATTAATAAATCGTTGAGGAAGTGGGACTGTTAAATGAAAACAGCAATACTTGACGCTCTTGAAGCTAGATACGAAGCACAGATAGCTGAAGCAGACGCAACAATAAAAATATACCTAGAAAATTCTGTAGGTATTGGTGAGCACCCACAACACATTGATGAAATAGATAAACAGTTTCAAAAAATTGCTGATGCTCAAGAAAAGTTAAAAGCAATATCTGATTTTAGGGAGCCAAGGGTTGCCCTTTAAATCTGAAAAACAACGTAAGTATTTATTTGCAAAAGAACCTGCCATTGCAAAGAAATGGACAAAAAAATACGGCAGCAAAATAAGTAAACAAAAGAAAAGGAAAAAGAAATAATGGAAGAAATGACATTTATCGACAAAATAAAAAAAATAATAAAAATGAGACATGATGATATTGTGTCTTCACTGGCTTCTGGTGGTGTTGACAATATGGAAAAATATCAGTATATGTTAGGACAGATACGAACGTATCAGTATTTAAATCAGGAAATATCCACCCTGCTAAATAAAAAGGAGCAAAATGAACAAGACGGAACAATTATCAACATCAACTCAAAACCCAAAAATTGAGTTACCGAACAAGAAACTAGTAGGTGTCAAACCTACAGAAAAAAAAGAAGAAGTTTCAACAAAATTACCTAAACCTACGGGTTGGAGAATTTTAGTTTTACCTTTTAAACAAAAAGAAAAAACTAAAGGCGGAATCATATTAGCAGACGACACAGTAGAACGATCACAAGTAGCATCAACTTGCGGCTTAGTATTAGACATGGGACCACACTGCTATGACAAAGAACGTTTCCCAGAAGGTCCTTGGGCCAAGAAAGGTGATTGGATTATCTTTGCAAGATATGCCGGATCACGAATTAAAATAGATGGGGGTGAGATAAGACTTCTCAATGATGATGAAGTTTTAGCGACCGTGGAAAACCCTGAAGATATATTCCACGAATTTTAACAATCATAGGAGGAACTATGCCAGAAACAGAAAACGACAAAACAGTTGAACTTGATACATCCGGACCGGGTGCTAATGTTGAACTGCCAGAAATAGTACAAGAGGAAGACAAAACTTTTGAAAATGAGGTAAAAAAGAATGAAGCAAATATTACGTACGATAATCAGCCCAATAACACACCTGAGAAATCTGATGAGCAGCTTAATGTTCGAGATCAAAAGAACGAAGGCGGAGAAGTTGAACAAAAAACTTCTGAAGATGGGGGTGATCAACAACAAGGTAACGAAAAAGCAGTTGAAGAGTATTCTGAAGGAGTTAAGAAAAGGATAGCTAAACTTACTAAGAAAATGCGTGAAGCGGAAAGACAAAAAGAAGAAGCTTTACGATACGCTCACAATGTTAAAAGAGAAAGAGATCAATATGAAAGTGCAGCAACAAATTTAGATAAAAACTATGCCGTAGAAATGGAAGGCAGAATTTCATCTTCTATTGCAGCGGCTCAAGCAAAACTTGCAGCAGCTAGACAAAATGAAGATTCTAAAGCTGAAGTAGAAGCACTAACTCAAATATCTCAATTAGGTTATGAACAAGGTAAACTTGCTGAATTAAAAACTCAGCACCAGATGCAGGAAACTGCAGCTAAAGAACAGCCGGTTCAACAACAGCCAGTACAAAGACAAGTACAACAAGCACCTGCCAGAGACCCAAAAGCAGAAGCTTGGGCGGACCAAAATGAGTGGTTTGGCAAGGATAATGCCATGACTTACACAGCATTCGATCTACATAGGAAACTTACCGAAGAAGAAGGTATGGATCCTCAGTCTGATGATTATTATAGGGAAGTTGATAGAAGAATAAGACTTGAATTCCCCCATAAATTTGATAGACCAGTAGAAGAAAAACAGACTACTAAACCTACACAGAACGTTGCCTCTGCAACGCGTAGTACAAAGAGTGGTCGCAAACAAGTGAGACTCACATCTTCTCAAGTCGCAATAGCGAAAAAATTAGGTGTGCCACTAGAAGAGTATGCGAAACAACTTATAAACACGAAGGAGGTATAGGCATATGACAAACAATAAACCAACTCGTGCGAGTCAGACTAAAAGTGATTCTACAAAAGTACAATCACAAGCTAAAACGGTTGCGCCACAAGCAAGACCAAAAGTTTGGACTCCACCATCGTATTTAGATACGCCCAACGCGCCAGACGGATTCAGACACAGATGGGTCAGGATAGAAGTCTTAGGATTTGTTGACACGAAAAACATACAAGGACGCTTAAGGTCCGGGTATGAGTTAGTAAGGGCAGACGAATATCCTCAAGAGGACTTTCCAGCAATTTCAGACGGCAAATACGCAGGGGTTATCGGACACGGCGGCCTAGTGCTGACTAGGGTACCGGAAGAGATCGCAAGGTCAAGACAAGAGTATTTTGAGCGACAAGCTCAGGATCAACAGACCGCAATCGACAACGATCTTATGAAGGAACAGCATAGGGGAATGCCTATCGACATCGATATGCAAACTCGTACAACCTTCGGTGGCAAGAAAAGTTAAAAATTTTAACGTATCGAACCGTCGAGTAAATTAAACCGAACTGGAGGCCCTTCGGGGCAGGTTCATAAGGAGAAAATAATATGGCTAATGCTTCAACAACTGGGTTTGGTTTCAGACCCATAAAAAAAGTTGGTCAAAATTATAATAACGACGGTCTTAGTGAATGGAACGTAGCAGCTTCTTCAGCTTTAATTTCGCACGGAGCAATGGTGCAATTAACAGCTGATGGTGTAGTGCTATCTTCTGGTAACACAGATGCTAATAATCTGGGTGTGCTAAACGGTGTTTTTTATACTGACGCAACTACAAACAAACCAACATGGTCTAACTATTCGCCTGCAAGTAATACTGCAACGGATATTACGGCTTTAATAACTGACGATCCAAAGCAAATGTACGAAATTATGTCTGCCGACACAGCTTATAACAATAATGAGACTGGTGGGTGTGCTGATCAAGTTTTTGCTAACGGTAGTTCGCCGTTGTACATATCTGCAAGTAAGATATCTGCAACTACGTCTGCATCGATCGCTCAACTAAAAATAATAGGTGTTTCAAGAGATCCTGATCATTCTGATATAACTGCTGAGGGCTTTGCTCTTAGAGTTATGATTAATGAGCATATCTTAGGAAACAACGTAGCAGGTATATAAGGAGATTAATTATGGCTATATCACGAAATCAACTAGTAAAAGAACTAGAGCCAGGATTGAATGCTTTATTCGGCCTGGAATACAAACAGTATGAAAATCAGTCAGCTGAAATTTATACTACTGAGTCATCTGACAGAGCTTTTGAAGAAGAAGTAATGTTAAGTGGATTCGCTCAAGCACAAGTAAAACCAGAAGGTTCAGGTGTTACATACGATAACGCTCAAGAAACTTTCACAGCTAGATACACTAACGAAACAATTGCGTTAGCGTTTGCTATCACTGAGGAAGCTATTGAAGATAATTTGTATGACAGACTTGCTTCTAGATATACAAAAGCTTTAGCAAGATCTATGGCTCAAACTAAACAAGTAAAAGCAGTTAACCCACTAAATAATGGAATGCCTGGCGGTACTTTCACTTCTGGTGATGGTGTAACTCTTTTCAACACAGCTCACCCAACACTTGCTGGAACTTTCAGTAACACGTTGGCAACTGCTGCTGACTTAAACGAAACTTCATTAGAACAATCAATGATTGACATTGCTGGACTTACTGATGAAAGAGGTTTAAAGATTGCTGCAAAAGCTGTTAAGATGATCATCCCATCTGCACTACAATTCACAGCTGAAAGACTTATGGCTTCTGCTGGTAGAGTTGGAACTGCTGATAATGATATCAACGCAATCAGATCTATGGGGATGATTCCTCAAGGTTACTCTGTTAATAATTTCTTAACAGACACTGATGCGTTTATGATTATCACAGACGTGCCTAATGGTATGAAACATTTCGAAAGATCTCCATTGACTACTAAAATGGAAGGTGACTTCGATACTGGTAATGTTAGATACAAAGCTAGAGAAAGATACGTATTTGGTGTATCTGACCCTAGAGGTATCTTTGGTTCTCCAGGAGCTTAATACTTCATTTTTTGTGGCGGGACATAGTCTCGCCACATTTAACATATAGAAAGACAAAACCATGAAAAAATTCCTAATAAACATATATGCTTACGACCATCACGGTAGATTCGAGGTAGAATCTAAAGATGATGCTATTTCTTTAGAGCAATCAATAGTTGACAAGCTAGGAGAAAATAGTATAGTTTGGGAAAAATCGGGAATGTTTAGAAACTTTCCTTATCGAATAACTTATGAAGAGGTTATAAATGATACAAGACCTATACAAAGCAAAAAGGTCCTTGGAGTTGAAGTGGGAACAGGAGCATCTGTCTAATAACAGATACACTCTTGAGATGGTTAGAATTGACGATAAAGTCAAACAGATCATCACAGATATCAAGCTTGAAGAAGCTAGGATTGCTCACTTACAGAACAACGTAGAAGGTTCTGCTCCACAAGTTTCTGTAGCTACTTAATCAAAAGCTACATCGTTGAATAAATTCAATTCACATTACAGGCTCGCTTGCGCTCTACCTAAAAGTGTTGTATAAAAAACACACTAAGATTTAATAGAACATAAATTGGTTATCTTTGCTTAGTAGGATAACTGGCGCTAGGAGGCGCTGATTATATGACAACACACTTTTCAAATGGTGTAACAAATGTACCTGGCAAAATGCAGGGTTCTTCTTTGTTTACACACGCGAAACAACCAATTATTACTGCTAATGATAATGAGTTTGTTTATCAAAACGATTTCTTTACATACAACGCAGGTGATTGGAACATAACTGAGACAGCTGCAGCTTCTACACAAGCTGCTAACTACGCTAATGGATTTTTAGTATTAGGAGATGATGGTTCTCCGACTGCTAATGACGTTAACTTAGTAGAAGGTTATAATGTTTTTAATTATCAACAAAATAAAAAAATGGCGTTTGAAACTTCATTTGCAAGTATCGACGTGTCTGAAGCAAACACTTTTGTTGGTCTAGCTAACACAGGATTTGCTGATCCAGCATCTTTACCAGATGACTGTATTGGTTTTTCTCACTTAGAAGACACAACTACAATCCAATTTGTAGTTAGAAAAAATGGTGCAGGCACTTCATACACAATTGACAGTTCAGCGGGTGGATCGGATTTAACTTTTGCTGATTCAACTGTTGCTACTCAATCTGCAACTGCAGCTCAAATACCTAGTAATACTGTTAGAGTTGGATTTAGATTTATTCCAGCTGGACAAGAAGGTGTTGGAACTACTGGTGTTTATAGAGTTTACTACAATGGTAACCCTATATATGATCAGTCAGCTACGACTGTTCCGGATGATATTGGTTTAGCGGTATCAATGGGTACTAACACTAAAGGTACAACTACTACAAACTTAATGGTTGACTACATTAAAGTAGTAACTGAAAGAGTAGTATAATAAATTTAACTAGGGCCCTTCGGGGCCTTAGTATAAATTAATAGGAGAAAAAAATTATGAGTAATGTATCAGGAGTAAAAAGTAAAACTGTAGTATTCGGAACTGACACAGATGCAATTTCTGCAGCTGCTACAGCTACTACTTTAGCTCTATTAAATAGTGGACCTTGGGTTAACGCTCAAACAGTTACTTTAACTTCTTCAGCCAACAACTCAGGAATAACTTTTGTAGTTGTAGGAAAAGATGCTAACGGAGATGCCGCTACAAGTGCAGCAACAACTGGACCAAATGCCAACACAGTTGATGTGGCTGGAACTTGGACAGAAGTTACAAGTATTACTGCGAGTGGAGCTATCACAACAGATATTTCTGCTGGAGTAAAATCAGGAGCTATTACAGGAACTATTTTTGCTGGCAGAACTAGAGTCAGAAGTATGACTGGAGTTGCTGGTGGCGGAGCAGGATTTATTGTTATTAAAAATAGTTCAGCAACATCGGGTCAAAGCAGACTTGTTGTAAATGTAGACAGCGGATCAACAATTGATCCATATATTTCTGACGATGGAATTTTATGTGAAGATGGCGCATATTTTGCATACGGTGGAACTGCAGTAGTAGGATTGTCAATACAATTTGACGGGTAGGTTTAAATGGCTAATACAACCTCTGGTTCTTATGTTTTTGATAAGAACCTAGGCATTGATGAAATAATTGAAGATGCTTACGAACGTATTGGTATGCAGGGTGTTTCTGGTTATCAGTTAAAAACTGCTAAAAGATCTTTAAACATTTTATTTTCAGAATGGGGAAATAGAGGTTTACATTTTTGGGAAGTAAAAAATCAAAGTGTAACTCTTGTAAACGGTCAAGCTGTTTATACTTTTTTTAGATCTCCTGCGGACGGTACTTCCGATGGTATCAGTACAACTCTTTCTGCTGGAATAAATGCTACAGCTACAACTGTCCCAGTTGCTTCTGTTACAGGAATGCCTACAGTAGGTGGAACTCTTACAATTGGAACTGAACAAATTTCATATACAGGAGTGTCTTCATTAAATCTTACAGGATGTACTAGAGGAATTAATGGTAGCGCTGCAGCAACCCACAATTCTGGAGATGCTGTTTTACAATTTCCTAATGGTATGACTGATATTCAAGAATTAAATTTTAGAAATTCTTCTACAAATGTTGATACACCCATGACTAAAATTAGTAGATCGCAGTATCAAGCATTTTCAAACAAAACAGATCTAGGTTTACCGACTCAGTATTGGGTCCAAAGATTTATAGATAAAACTACAGTTACTTTGTATTTAACACCTGGAAGCACGCAGGCTGGAAATTTTATAAATTTTTATTATACAAAAAGAATTGATGATGTAGGAGCTTATACAAATGCAACAGATATTCCTTACAGATTTATACCGTGTATGATTGCAGGATTAGCTTATTATTTATCAATTAAGTATGCTCCTCAAAGAGTACAATCATTAAAAATGTTATACGAAGATGAGTTATTGAGAGCAGAAGATGAAGACGGTTCTTCTAATTCTACTTATATCTCACCTAAAATTTATTACCCAGGGGTCTAATGAGTAGTTTCGCACAAGGTAAATTCGCTTTAGCAATTTCTGATAGATCAGGTATGGCTTTTCCATATAATGAAATGGTTAGAGAATGGAATGGTGCTTTTGTGCACATATCTGAATATGAACCGAAACAACCACAACTAGATCCTAAACCAACTAATGCAGACCCACAAGCTTTGGTTAGAGCAAGACCTGCAAGAACAGAATTTCCAACAGAAGATTTTTTACCTAACAATCCTTTTGAACTTAGTTCTACTTATCTCGTTCCTACACAAACAGCACTTAGTGTTAATGCAGCTAATAGTGGTTTAGTAAATGGAGATCACGTTAGATTTAGAAATATTAAAACTCCTTTACTTACTGATGACGGAACTGTTTATTATAAAGCAATAGAATTAGAACTAGCCACAACTTTAACTAATGCAATAAATGCAACTGATACAACAATTACTTTAGATGATATGCCGAATGTTGTTACATTAGGTAGTACATGGCCTTCTTCAGGTTTTATGATGATTGAAAAAGTTAATAGTGTGACAGGTATGTTTGAAAACGAAGTAATTGAATATACTGGAGGAAACAGAACTGATAATATTTTTAATGTGGTTTCAAGAGGCACTTCAGCTCCTTATAGAGGAGTTAGTCCTGAAAAAACAACAGCAGGTTCTCATCCAATAGGAGCTAAAGTATTTGGTTCTAGACCTGTTACAATGGTACAAACTACTTCCGTTAATGACGCTAATACAACTGTTACAGAAGAAAATAGTTATTTAGTTCCAGCTCTTGCTATACCTTTGGATTTTGTAGCTGGCACATATTTAGCAGGTGGTGGTTTGCAGTGTACATACGGCCCAATAAATGATAGGGCTTAATTATGGCTGGAATTTCTAAATATACATACACAACATTAAAACAAGCTATTTTAGATTACACTGAAGTAGAGGACACTGTTTTTACAACCACTATTTTAGATGGTATTATTATGTCTGCGGAGTTTAGAATTAATCAAGATCTTCCTACGGATTCTGATAGGTTTGTTCAAGAGGGTACTCTAGCTGCAAACGATAATACAATTAATGCTCCCGCTGGAACTTTGTTTGTTAGAGGAGTTGAGGTATTTAATTCTACAGCTAACACGGAAGGTAACGGAAGTTGGTTAGAGAAAAAAGATCAAAGTTATTTATCTGAACTTACTGATAGAAAATTTGGACCTTCTGGTGAGATACAAGCACCCACCGATACTACTAATTCTGTTACAGGTTTTCCTAAATACTACGCTATGTTTGGTGGCGCTACTAATACTACAGATACTACTTCTGGAGGTATTTATCTTGCACCAACACCTGATGCTAACTACAAATTTAGAATATATTACAACAAAATGCCTACTGGTTTAGGTTCTGGAGCCACTGGTAGTGCAGAAACATATTTAAGTACATATTTTCCACAAGGACTACTATACGCTTGTTTAGTAGAAGCTTTTGCTTTTTTAAAAGGTCCAATGGAGATGTTGACACTATATGAAAATAAGTATAAAAGTTCTATACAACAGTTTGCAGGGATGCAACTTGGAAGACGAAGAAGAGACGATTACACTGACGGAACTGTTAGAATACCTGTCAAATCACCGTCTCCATAAATTAAGGAGAAAAAATTATGGCAATATCATCGGCAATATGTAATAGTTTCAAAGTAGAAATTTTAAAAGCGGTTCATAACTTTACTGCATCATCTGGAAATACTTTTAATATAGCTCTATATACTAGTTCAGCATCTTTAGGTGCAGGTACAACAGCATATAGTTCATCAAACGAGATTGCAAACACTTCGGGTTCAGCTTATTCTGCAAAAGGAAAAGCTCTTACAAGTGTAACTCCAGTTTTAGATAGTAGCACAGCAGTTTGTGATTTTTCTGACATATCTTGGACATCAGCTTCATTTACAGCTAACGGATGTTTAATTTTTAATGATTCAGCTTCTGGTGATCCTGCAGTTTGTGCAGTAGCGTTTGGATCAGATAAAACAGTTTCTAATGGAACTTTCACAGTTCAATTTCCAGCAGCAGACGCAAGTAACGCTATAGTTCGAATAGCATAGGGGTAAATCCTTATGGCTAATACTTGGAACCAATCCGGTACTACCTGGGGTCAAAACTTATGGGGTGAGCAAGCAGACCTTACTCTAACCCTTACAGCACCATCAGCACTAACATCTTCAGTCGGAGCAATATCTCCAACAGAAATGTCCATTGGTTTAACAGGCCAGTCAGCGACATCTAGTGTAGGTTCAGTTGTAGTTGAAAGAGCTTTTGTTTTAACAGCGCCATCCGCAGCAACTTCTTCTGTAGGTTCTTTGACAGTTACCGATATGTCTATCGGTTTAACAGGACAATCAGCAACATCTAGTGTTGGATCAGTTGTAGTTGAAAGAGCTTTTGTTTTAACAGCGCCAAATGCTGCAACAACAGGAATTGGCGATCTTACAGTTAATAATTCTGAAATACAAATACCACAAGGTTCTCAAGCAGACGTTTCTGTAGGTTCAATATCTCCTGCAGATGTGATGGGTGTAGTGGGAGTTTCATCAACAACAAGTGTTGGATCTATATCTCCAGCGGATGTAATGGGATTAACGGGTCAATCAGCAACAGCAAGTGTTGGTCAAATAAATCCTGCAGATGTAATGGGTGTAGTAGGTGTTTCTGCAACTTCTAGTGTTGGTTCTGTGGTTACAGAAGTTGCTTATCCATTAACAGCACCTAGTGCTTTAACTTCTTCAACAGGCTCAATAAATCCTGCAGATGTAATGGGACTAACAGGAATTCAAGCAGATATTTCTGTTGGAAATGTGTCACCTTTATCGTATCAAGATGTTGATATTGAAGGCAATACAAGTTATAGTGCAGTCAATAAAACAGATAGCGCAAGTTATTCTGAGGTTGACGTAACAGGAAATACGTCTTATACAGATGTAACTCACGCAGCTTAGGAGAAAAAATTTATGGCATCAACTTATACACCTCTTGGCGTAGAACTAATGGCTACCGGCGAAAACGCTGGGACTTGGGGTACAAAGACTAATACAAACTTACAAATATTTGAACAAATTTCTGGTGGTTACTTAGAAGTATCTATTGGAGGCGGTGCAGGAACTACGACTCTTACAGAAAGTGATGGTGCTACAGGTTCAGCAGTTGCTACAAGAATTTTAAAACTTACAGGAACAATTTCTGGAAACAGAATTGTAACTATGCCGGTTGGTGTAGAAAATTTTTATATAATTAATAACAATACTTCCGGTGCTTACACAGTACAATTAAAAGCGGCTTCCGGTTCAGGGGCCACGGTTACTTGGGCAACTGATGATAAAGGTTGGAAGTTTGTTTACTTTGATGGCGTTGCAACTAACACAGGTGTTTTTGCTATTGGTCAAGATTTAAGTGATTTAGTTGTTAACGATCTAACTGTTAACGGCGAACTTCAAGCATTAGGCACAATCAAACTAGATGGTAATTATCCTACAGGAACAGATAACGTAGCATTAGGTGACCAAGCATTATCAAGTGGAAGTTTATCTGGTGCTAGCAATACAGCTGTAGGTTCTCTATCTTTGCTTTCAAATACATCAGGTGCAGATAACACAGCAATGGGTTTATGCTCATTAAGATTAAATACTACAGGTGGTCAAAATACTGCTATCGGTAGAAAAGCCATGAGTAATAATATTTCAGGTGCTAATAATACTGCTATTGGTAGACAGGCAATGGTTGCAAATACTACAGCATCAAACAATACAGCAGTCGGAGCACAAGCTTTAGAGAATAACACAACAGGAACTAAAAATACAGCAGTTGGTATGAGTTCTTTAACAGCGAACACAGAGGGTTCTCAAAATGTATCCTTAGGTTCTTGTTCTATGCTTGCTAACACAACAGGTTCAAACAATACAGCAATTGGTCATATAGCTTTGTGTGCTAACACAACAGGTACTTGTAACGTTGCTATAGGTAGAGATTCTTTAGATAGTAATACGACAGGTTCATCTAATATTGGTATTGGTACAGATGCTTTACAAGGTAATACAACAGCTAGTAATAACATAGCAATTGGAGATGATTCTCAAAAAACTACTAGTACAGGTTGTTGTAATGTATCTATAGGTACTGCTTCTTTGTGTACAAACTCAACAGGAGATAATAATACGGCTGTTGGTCCATTAGCTTTATCGGCTAATACAACAGCAGATAACAATACAGCAGTTGGTACTTCAGCTTTAGCAGCTAACACAACAGGTGCATGTAATACAGCAGTAGGAAAACAAGCATTATCAAGCAACACCACAGCATCACAAAACACAGCAATAGGTTTTTGTTCAGGGTTCAGCACTACGACAGGTAATTGTAATACCTCTGTTGGAAGTCAAACTTTAAGAGATAATACAACAGGTTATTGTAATTCTGCATTTGGTTGTGGCTCTATGGCAAATAATGAAACAGGTCATTGCAATACAGGTTTAGGCATTAGAACGTTAGTAACAAATACAACAGGTTGTTGCAATACAGCTGTTGGAACTGATGCTCTATTGTTAAACACAACAGGTAATAATAATACAGCAGTGGGATTAAGTGCTTTAACAACCAACACAACAGCAAGTAACAATGTAGCAGTTGGTTTTAATTCTTTACGTGCTAACACAACAGGTGCTTCTAGTGTAGCAGTTGGTAATAATGCTTTATTTGCTAACACAACAGCAAATAACAATGTAGCAATAGGTATGTGTGCTATGCATGCAACTACAACAGGAGCAAACAACACAGCAGTAGGATTTTCAGCACTTGATACTAATACAACAGGTTGTGAAAATGTTGCAGTTGGTAGAGATACTATGTTTACAAGTACAACAGGTTGTCGAAGTGTAGCAGTAGGTTACAGAGCATTAAAAGCTAACACAACAGCAGATAATAACGTAGCAGTAGGTTATCAATCTTTATGTGCTAATACGACAGGAGAAGTTAATACAGCTGTTGGTTCTTGTTCTATGAAAACAAACACCACAGGTTTTGGAAACACAGCTCTTGGTAAAAATTCATTATACACAAACAATGGTAATAATAACACTGCTGTTGGACATGAGGCATTGGAACTAAATACTTCAGGTGATGGAAATGTAGCAGTAGGGAGACAAGCATTAGAAGCTAACACAACAGCAGACAATAATACAGGAGTAGGTTCTTTTGCTTTATGTAAAAACACAGAAGGTTTTTCTAATACTGCAGTTGGTCATTGTGCTATATTTACTAATACTACTGGAGATAAAAATACTGGAGTAGGTGTTGGTGCATTATTAGTTTCTACCACAGCATCTAGCAACACAGCAGTTGGTTACCTTTCTTTAGCAGCTAACACAACAGCTATTGATAATACAGCAGTTGGATCTAGTGCTGTAACAAGTAACACAACAGGTGGTAGAAATGTAGGAGTAGGTACGTTTGCTCTATATACAAATACAACAGGTTGTTGCATTGTAGCTGTTGGAAGACAAGCATTATATTACAGCACAACAGCATCTAGCAACACAGCAGTTGGTAATAATGCTTTATTTACTAATACAACAGGAACACAAAACGTAGCAGTAGGAAGTGGTGCTTTAGATGTTACTACAACAGGTAGTGAAAATGTTGCAGTAGGTCACTCAGCTTTAGGTGCAAACACAACAGGTTATAATAATAGTGCAGTAGGTAGATGTAGTTTAGCAAGTAGCTCAACAGGATTTGGTAATTCAGCATTAGGTTTAAATGCTGGATTTGATGTAACAACAGGAGATAATAATGTTTTATTAGGACATAATGCTGGTCGTTCATCTTCTCCTTTTCAAGTAACATCTGAAGATGGTAGAATGGTTTTAGGAAATAATACTATTACTAATGCTTATATTAAAGTTGCACTTACAGTTACTTCTGACCAAAGAGATAAAACTAATTTTGGTATAGTTCCACATGGGTTAGATTTTGTTAATAAATTAGAACCTGTTTCATTTCAATTTAAAAAATCAAGAGAAGATGACACTCCTATTGGTTTTAAAAAATATGGATTTAAAGCACAGGATATTCTTGAACTTGAGGGTGATAATAATGTTATTATTGATAATGAAAAACCAGAACTATTAAAAATGACTAATTCTCATTTAATCCCAGTATTAGTCAATGCAATAAAAGAATTATCAGAAACAAATAAAGACTTGAAATCTAGAATAAAAGAGTTAGAAGATAAGTAATAACAAACGAAAGGAATATAATGCTTAATACGTACGTCGTAGAAGGTGGTGTTGGTAAATGTACAGCATTTACTGCTTTACTACCTAAATTAAAAAAGAAATCAGAGGTGCAAATTTATACACCTTACATAGATTGTTTCGCTGGTAATCCAGATGTAAAACTAGCACTAGAGCAAACTATACCGTTACAAGATCCAAGGATCATGGCATCTGATAATATATTTTATTGCGAGCCATACAAATCAAATTTTCAATTTGGTAAACAACATATTATTGAAAGTTATTGTGAACACCACGGTGTAGATTTTAATAGATCTATGACCGGTAAATTATATACCGACAACCACAAAGTTGCTGTTACTAAATGGTTAGCTGATAATGAAATTGGTAAATATATAATGATCCAGTTCTCAGGTGGTCAACCTAAATGGAATTATGGAGACAATGTTCAGTACACGAATATTAATCCAAATAGAAACTATCAACCTTATCTTGCACAACAAGTAGTTAATATGTTACAAGAAGAATATCCTGATACAACTATTATTAACTGTGTTTTACCTAATGAACCGCATTATCAAGGTACAATTAGATGTGATTTACACTGGGCCCAGATTCATGAAATGTTAAAAGGTGCTGAAGGGTTCGTTAGTATAGATAGTTGTCTACAACACTTTTCACCATCAGCTAAAGCTTATGGAGTAGTTATTTGGGGTAGTACACGTTGGACACAATTTGGTTATTCTCACAATAAAAACCTACATTTTCATATGAAAGATGAGTGGGATGAGTCTAAATTTAATGATAGTGACCCAAGGAATAATATGGTAGAACCTCAAATAATTATTGATAATTTTAAAAAACTTGATAAAACTAAAACTGTTGCTTGCGCAACAATATAAGGAGAAAATATTATGAGCGAAGAAGTTATTAAAACAGCAGAAGAAATTGCACAAGATTACACAGCTATGGGTCATTCTGTAGATCTAATCAATGGTATCATTGATGGATCTAAAATGAGTGATGAAGAAGCAGCTGATAGACAAAGTGCAGTTGACAGAAATGTTGAACATTTAGAACTTATGGTTGCTAAAGATTACTGGACTACAGAAGATATGGCTGCAGTTAATGCGGCTATCGCTGCTGGTAAAGCTCACACAGCATCGTAGTTTAATTTTCTACCTATAACATATGTTGATATAACTAGGGTTCTAGTATATTTTAAACTAGGAATTAATTTATGCTACAAAAACTAGGTTTTGCACCAGGATTTAATAAACAAGTCACAGAGACCGGGGCCGAGGGGCAATGGTTTGATGGAGACAATGTACGTTTTAGATATGGTTCTCCTGAAAAAATCGGTGGTTGGGATCAACTAGGTTCTGATAAATTAACAGGTGCCGCAAGAGCAATTCATAATTGGGATGATAATGTTGGCATAAAATATTCTGCAATTGGTACTAATAGAATTCTTTATGTTTTTTCTGAAGGCGCTTATTACGATATTCACCCAATAGAAAAAACTGTTTCAGGCGCAACATTTACAAGTACATCAAGTTCAAACGTTATAACAGTAACAGTCTCTACGTCTGTACCGCTAGATGATGACGACATCGTAATGTTTGAAAATGTTACAGGACTATCTGGTTCTACTTTTACCAACGCAACATTTGAAGGTAAAAAGTTTATGGTGACTTCTGTTCCGAACAATACAACTTTTACTTTAACAATGGCAACTACAGAAACAGGAACACCTTTATCAGGTGCAGGGTCTGCTGATGCATTATATTACTACAGTGTTGGACCTGCAAAACAACAGTCTGGTTTTGGTTGGGGTACAGGTTTATTCGGTGGTGTAGTTAATGGTGCTGCAACAACAACTCTTGCAACTGCTTTAACAAATACAACAGGAACAACAGTTGTCTTAACAAGTTCTGCCGCGTTCCCGGCAACAGGGACAATACAAATAGGAACAGAATTTATTACCTACACAGCAAATGATACGGGAACAGGGACCTTAACTGGTGGTGCAAGAGGTGCTAATGGTAGTACAGCTGCAACACATAGTGCGGGTGCTGCTGTTACCAATGTTACAAATTACAATGGATGGGGTCAAGCTTCATCTTCTACACAGTTTACATTAAATCCTGGTCTATGGGTTTTAGATAATTATGGTACAAAATTAATTGCACTTATTTATAACAACGAATGTTTTGAATGGGATGCGTCAGCACCAAATGCTGTAGCTAATAGAGCAACTATTATTACCGGTGCACCAACTGCATCGCGTCATGTATTGGTGTCAACTCCAGATCGACACTTAGTTTTCTTGGGAACAGAAACAACAATTGGAGACAAGACTACACAAGATGATATGTTCATAAGATTTTCAGACCAAGAAGATATTAACAATTATACTATTACTGCAAACAATACTGCAGGTTCACAAAGACTTGCCGCAGGTTCTAAAATTATGTCTGCAATTAAAGGTAGGGATGCCATATATATTTGGACAGATACATCACTGTTCTTAATGCAGTTTGTTGGATCACCATTTACTTTTGCCTTTGCACAAGCAGGAACTAACTGCGGATTGATTGGTAAAAATGCTGCGGTTGAAGTCGATGGTTCTGCTTATTGGATGTCGGAAAATGGTTTTTTTAACTATGATGGTCAACTAAGATCTATGCCATGTTTAGTTGAAGATTTTGTTTACGATAGTTTAAACTCAGTACCTAGAGATTTAATTAATGCAGGGGTCAATAACCTTTTTGGAGAAATTAACTGGTTCTATTGTTCAGCTAATGCCTTTACAGTTGATAGGGTAGTTACTTACAACTATCTAGACTCTACAACTCAAAGACCTATATGGACTACAGGAACATTAAACAGATCTGCTTGGGAAGATTCTGCTGTATACGATAAACCCCATGCAACACTTTATGACCCTAATGATAACGCTTCATATGATGTTACTGGCAATGTGGATGGAAGTAGTATATACTATCAGCACGAAACAGGGACGGATCAAGAAAATGCAGGTGGTGTAATTACTGCAGTTACAGCTAACATTGTTTCAGGAGATTTTGATATTACACAAAAAAGAAGTAATACAGGTCAAGCGGTAGGGACTCCTGATATTAGAGGTGATGGTGAATATATTATGAGAATTATGAGATTTATTCCAGATTTTATAGATCAAACGGGTGATACACAAATTAGTTTTACAACAAGAAACTATCCAAACAGCACTCCTACTACTACAAATTTTACAGCAACAACTTCTACAACTTTTAAAAGTACAAGACTTAGAGCTAGATCAATTGCATTAAAAGTATCTAATACAGGGACCGGTCAAGACTGGAAAATCGGTACATTTAGATTAGATATTGCACCAGGAGGAATGAGATAATGGCTGATTTTTACAACCTAGCAGATCAAAAATTATTTAAAGATTATCAATTCCTTCCTCAAGAAAAATATAGATTAGGTCTCAATCTTCCAACAGATGCAACTGAAGATGAAGTTGTAACAGATCAAGGTATTGTAAATACAGATGCTTTTGCAAACACTGGTGGTGGCGGTGATTTTAATCCGGCAGGAAATATGTTTGGAGAAGGAACTGCAGTTAGTCCTGTTTATGGAAACACTTATATAGATACAGTTAGAAGAGAAGGTCCAGAATCTCGACAAGCAGTAGAAGCTTTAATTAATGCGGGTGGAACTTATCCAGCTGGTTTACAAAGTGCTGAAGGTGGTTTTGAATATACTTCAGATTTTGGAGATAATTTAGATTATTCTAAAGGTGCTTTTGATAGCCTTGAATCAGAAGACGAAAAACAAAATTTTTTATCTAAAATGTTTAACAGAGTTGGTCAAATAAAAGAAAAACTTCCTGGTTGGGCACAAGCTGCTGTAACAGCTTTAAATCCTTTTTCAGTTATTCCTAGTATACTAAGTGGTTTTGGAGGAGATGGACCTACGTATGGTATTGCCGGTTTAACAGATCAACAAAAAGCAATGTATGATTCTTTAGCTTCACAAGGAATGTTGTTTGATGATCAAGGTATTTTCAAAACTTTAACAGGTAAAAATCTTATGGGTACAGGCTATCTTGAAGGGCAGCAAGACATCTATAATGATCTAAAAAATCAAGGTTATGATGTTGATGATGACGGTAATATTACTTTAAATGATGAACTATTAGATGATAATTATTTTGATAATAAAAATTATCTTAAAAATAAAATTAAAGAAGCATTTACAGCTGGAAAAGGGAAAACTATAAAAGATACAACCATTACACCTGAATTAATTAATGAGTTTGTTTTTGAAAATAAAAAAGATAAAGACGATAGTACTACTGACGATAGTACTACTACTGACAACAACACGACAGATAATACTGGTACAACTACTGATGACTATCAGTCAGGAGTACATGATTATGGTAATAATGATAATAATAATAATAATAATAATAATGATGGTGGAAACTGGGGAAACGATCCAGGAACACCTGGAGGATGGGGTCCGGGGGCTAAAAAAGACGGTGGAAGAGTAGGTTTAAGATATGGGGGCATCGCAAGTTTATAATGGCTAAAATTGTACAATCATTAACTAGAGCTTCACCTGAATATACACAGAGAAATTTACAATCACTTGTCAGGGATCTTGATAGTGTAATTACAAAATTAAATACTTCTTTTCAAGAAGAAGTAAAACAAGAGATAGAAGCTAAAAGTTTCTTTTTAGAATAATGGCAGTAGTAAATCAGTATAAATTTTTTGGACTAACTGGACAGGATGCATCTAGTGCAGGTAAAAAAATGTTTGGTACAACTATAGTACCGCCGGTTACTGGTGATACAAAACAAAACCCATTAATTAATGAAACGTATATTGTTAAGTCTATTCTAATTACAACTACAGCAACACCTGTTATTAGTGTAACAAACAATGGTGTAACAATTATTAAAACGATTGCTTTTACAGCAAATGTATCTCAAGAATTATTGACTCAACCTTTGATAGTAGAAGGTACAACAGAGCTAGTGGTAATATCAAGCACTTCAGATGCAATCGATATTGGTGTTAGTTACTTAAATATATTAAAGGAAAAATTAGATTAATGAAATTATTAAACGCAAAAGTAGAGGAAACTTATAGACACCTTAAAACCGGTGAGATTTTTAAAGAAAAAAAAGACTGGGAAGATAAGGGTTATAAGCCAGAAGAGATGGCACAGGATGTAAAAGTTATCATGCCTCCTCTTGATTTACTAAGCAAAACCAAGTAAACATAAGAATTAAGGTAAAATTATGGCAATATCTAACATGCAACAACCACAACAAATACAGGGCGGCCTAGGTTCTTTACAGGATCCTAGACAAGGTTATTTCTTAGGTAAACTTGTTAAGAAAGCTAAACGTGCTGTAAAGAAAGTTACTAAAAGTCCTATAGGTAAAATAGCTTTATTAGCTGCAGGTGCAAATTTTGCGCCAATGTTATTTGGTAAACAAACTTTAATGTCTCAAGCAGGTGGCTTAGGCGGTTTACTAGGAAAACTTAAAGGTGGTGAAGGGTTTTTAGGTGGACTTGGAAACATGTTTAGATATGATCCTAGTTTAGGGACAGGTTCTAAATTTAGTATGGGAAAAATGTTAATGGGTGGCCTAGGTGCAGCAGCAGTTGCAGCTCCATTTATGATGGGTGGCGGTGACGATGAAGTTGAAGAAGAAGTAGATATGCAAGATCCAGCAGCTCAAGTTCAAAGAGCAAGAAATTATTACAGCGGTCAAGGTGACGGCGGTGCTGGTTTAGATTTTATGCCACAAAAAAAATATGTTATGTCAAATTTTTATGCAGCTGATGGTGGCCGTGCAGGTTATGCCGGTGGTATGTTAGTTGACGAAGACGATGAAGAAGAAGAATTTAATAGATCAAATGCAGGTAGGTCTAGAAGACTAAACCCTGCTTTTTTAAACATGGGTGGTAGTGCAGGACAAGCGCAAGCTGAACAAATGTTAATGATGGAATATGTTAAATACAAAAACAAAGGTGGGGATTTATCTTTTGAACAATTTGTAAAGGCAGTAATGCAACAATCTGCACCAGAAGGTGCAGGCATGGAACAACCACAACCTGTTATGATGGCAGCAAATGGTGGTTTAATGACTCAAGTACCAGGGTACGGGAAAGAACCTGGCACAAATCAATTTGACTATCCTAGTGGTGGTGAAGAAGTTAGAGTAGGTTACGCAGGCGGACAACTAGTCGGTCCAAGTGGTGATGGTTCAAGACCTGGTTATGCAGGTAAAACTGTTTTTGGAGACATAGCAGAAATAGATGTAGGAGAACAATTAAAAGGCACCGGTCAAAGTATTTTAGATCTTCCAGGAAATGTTATGGATATTTTAAGCCAATTACCTGAAAGTTTTAAACAACTTTATTTTAGTTTAAAATCAAACTCTGAAAGAGAAAATTTATTAAAAACAATAATGGGTGAAGCAAAAGCTAATGGCGGAAGAATAGGTAAACAAGAAGGCGGAATCATGGAAACAGAAGTTGCAGAAGAAACAATGCCAATGTTAGACATGGGTGGTATGGAAAAAGATTTTAGAAACGAAGGTGGTTTTGTAGCAATGGGTGGCAAAGAAAGAGCTGACGATGTACCTGCTAGATTAAGTAAGAATGAGTTTGTATTTACAGCAGATGCTGTTAGAAATGCAGGGGGTGGAGATATAGATGCTGGTGCTGAAGTTATGGAAAATTTAATGAATAACTTAGAGCAAGGTGGAGAAATATCTGAAGAGTCACAAGGTTTACAAGGTGCACAAGCAATGTATGATCAACAACAAATGTTACAGTCGAGGATAGTATAATGGCGATACCAGATTATTTAGAAAATACCGTAAAAGATTATGCTGATCAGGCAAAAGCTGCATATTCAGCACCTATAAATACATCTACATTTACCGGTAGCCAATTTGTTGCTGGTGAAGATCCATTACAAACACAAGCTATTAACATGGCACAACAAGGTGTTGGTTCTTATTCACCATACTTACAAGCAGCACAAGCTGCACAACAACAAGGTGCCGGGCAACTGGGATTAGCTGGTCAAACTTTAGGTGGTGCTTATGGTGCTCTTGGTCAAGCAGGATCTGCGTTAGGTGGTGTTGGCGGAACTATTAATCAAGCAGGATCTACTTTAGGTCAAGCTGGATCTGCGTTAGGTCAAGCAGGATCTGCTTATGGTGGTATGGGTCAATTTCAAGCTGCTGGTGCTGGAGCAGCACAAGGTGCAGCAAACATAGCAGGTAGTGCAGCAGGTATGACAGGACCAAATGCATATCAACAATTTATGTCTCCGTATCAACAACAAGTTATTGATGCAACGTTATCTGAATTTGATAAACAAAGAGTAGCTGGACAACAACAAATTAAAAATGCTGCAATTAGTTCAGGAAATTTTGGTGGTGGTAGAGAGGGTGCACAACTCGGTCAATACCAAGCAGACTCATTAGCAGATAGATCTGCACTACAGGCTTCAATGTTACAACAAGGTTTTGGTCAAGCAAATCAATTAGCGCAACAAAACTTTGCTAATCAAGGAGATTTATTTGGTATGCAACAAGGGTTAGGTGGCATGGCATCAAACCTATTTAGTCAACAAGGTCAAATGGGTCAAGCTCAACAAGGGTTAGCAGGTGCACAACAATCTTTAGCTAACGCACAACTAAATAGAGGAACAGCAATGCAAAATTTAGCACAATCTCAATTAGGTCAAGCAGGAGCTATACAAGGTTTATCTGCAGCTCAACAAGGATTAGCGGGTGCATATGGAAACCAAATTAATCAACAGTTTGGTTTATCAGATTTCCAAAGACAAGGTATGGGTCAAGATATTTCTGCACTAGGGTCTATGGGTGCAATACGTCAAGGTCTAAATCAAGCTCAATTAACTGCTAATCAACAAGCAGCTAGAACAGGTGCTTATGAACCTTACGGAAGATTAACACAATTTGGTAATGTACTAACTGGTTTAGGTGGTGGATATGCTGGACAACAGTATCAAGATCCCGGATCAGGCGGCAGTCCTTTCCAGGCAGCATTAGGAACGGCTACAGGTCTTGCTGGATTGTACGGAAAAATATTCGGGTAATTAATTATGAGAACTTTAAATAGACCAATGTTTAGATACGGCGGCCCTATCAAAGAGGGTGTCATGTCCGGGATCCGGGAACCGAAAAAAGATGGTGGGTCTATGAATGAACCGCAAGCTATCAATACTGTTGGTAGTCCACTTGCACCACAAGGAAGTGATGGAAGACAACAATATGCATTTCCTTTATTATATGGAGCAGGTATGGCTGCATTAAGATTTTTACCAGCAGCTTACAGAGGATTTAAAGCAGCGAGAGCTTACGCTCCTTTATCACAGAAGTTAGGTGCTGCAGGAAGATTAAAAAATATAGTTACACCTAAAGGTGGTTTAAAAATTACTGGTGGTAAAGCTGGAGAAGGAGCAGGTTTTAGGGTCGGTTCTTTTTTAAGACAGAACCCGATTACCACAGCATCACTTTTACCACAAGCAAGTGTTGGGGCTTACAAAGTAGGTAAAGCAGGTATTGAAGCAGTTCCAGGATTAGCTAAAGGATATATTGATGCGCTAGTGCCTGGAGAATCTATATTTAGAGAAAAAGATGGTTCACCTAAAACAGATGCATCTAGTGTTTCAAATATAAATAAAACTAAAAGAGCTATTGGCATGCCAGAAAATTTAACATTGCGTGAAAGCAAATATGAACAAGACCCGCAACTATCTACAAAATCTACAGAAGAACTTAGAAAAGATCGTGTACAAAGATACAGAGATATCATGGACATTAAAGGTATGAATAAAAATGCTGCATACAATTCTTTAATTGCAGCTAGTCAATTAATAAATCAAGAGGGTGATTTTAAAGGTAGTATAAAAGATGGTAGTTTAATTAGTAAAATTATTGGAGCAACTAGTAAAGCGTTTGATAAACCATCTCAAACTAAAGATGCTATTGATACATTAATATTAAAAGGTGAGATTGAAAAAGATATTAAAGCTTCAGATCCAGCTGCAAAACTTGCAGCAGAGCTTACAGATAAAAAAATAAAATTAGCTGAAAAACAATTAGCAGGTGACAGTCTTCAAGATACCATTAATGCTATTTATGCAAAAACAGGTGCGTTTCCTTCTGGATCTAATCTTGCAGGTGTGGCACGTACTAAAGGTATTGACGTTAAAGATGTTGCTAAATCAGAAGACATTAATAATTTTTTAAAATCAAATCCTGGTAAAGATGAAGTTGACTTTATAGAGTCACAAGTACAAATAACTATAGAGAAAGGAAAACCTATTACGCCAGGAGCTTATGTAGTTAAAGACAGAATAATTGTAATAGATTCAGAAGGCAACGTAAGTCCATATTTGTAGGAGTATAAATGTCTATATTTGATACAGGCAATTACGAACCAAAAAGCAACATAGGTACAATAGAGTCTATGCTATCAGGCGTAGCATCAGGTTTAATCGCTATACCAAAAGGTTTTTTTTCACTAGGTGCAAGTCTTATGGATCTTGGTGTCAACAGCGGTAAAGCTGCTAGAGTTGAGC